ATGCTCATAAGAGCACCGTACCCCTCCAAAGGGGGCACGGCCCTACGATATCAAGCTAGGAGCAAACCATGACCGAAGGTCAGAGGGTCGTCCGTTGTTCTCTGGGTGGCGAACAGTTCTTGTTCGTCCACGAAGAGGCGTCTCACGCCGAGAAGGCCGAGGTACTCATGTCTGTGGGACTTTCATCCCACCAGATTGTGTACGCCGACCCCACTGGGTGGACAGCGAACTTTCCGTGGTCAGGATACGTCTACTCAGCAGAGCTGAGTGAATGGATCTACCGCGGGCAATTCAACAACGATCAGGTAGCCAACATGGTGGATTACACCGTTGGCAGTTCCTGACTCCTAGAATGGGCTATCGTACCTCAACTTGATACGGACGGTTGAGGGACGTCCAGCACGGCATAGGTGCTTCTCATCGCGGGTAGCTATCCGCACGATATCATTCGCCTCGGTAAACGAGGGAAGAGGATTAGAGAACACCTTCATTAGGGCTCCTGAACCATCCAATGGGGAAGGAGGAGATTCAGAGCTATCAACATAACCCCTGACAAGGGGGCTCTGCCAATCACGGTGGGTCCGTTCGGTATCGTACCCGAGAAAACACCACCGGCCTAATACGGGAGAGGATGGCATGACTACCGGAAGAGGGATTACCCGTCCCAGGTAGTTGTCCAGCCAGGTGACCGCGTCACTCCATCCACGCTCATAGAGCTGGTTCCGGAGTGAAACTGCGCTAACGATGCGCACAGCGTCTTCACCTTCTATCTCCTTGCCGTACCTCCGTTGCTTTGGAAGCTTCTGTCGGAACCGGACTATTGATACGTCCGATCCGTCGTAGAACTCCGCACCGCAAGACTCACGGAACTTTCCAGTCCAGAAAGACTTGCGCCGGTTGACCTTTAGCCCGAAGGCTTCCAGACAATCAGCAACGGAACGCGCGTAGTCCACGGGGACTATGATATCATCCCCGTAAACGCGCACCTGGCCCCTAAGTGACAGAACGTCACGCCGGGTCAGGGGTCGATTAAGCTCTTCCTCGATCGCGACAAAGACAATGGTTAGGAACACCATAGCCTCGATCGGAAAAGTAAGAGCCGAACCCATAGACGCAAACTTGGCTAGGCGTTGAACGCCAAAACCAGGAACGTCAGCTGACCGAGACCGACAAGCTTGAACAGCCCCTGCAATACGGGGCTGCCAGGCGAACATCGCTCGGACCAACTGATTGGAGACGCGATCGGAAGCGTCGCTCAAATCGAGCGTCGCAAAGTGTCCTGTGTAGGACCCGATCCTCGCCAGCCGTTGATTAACCGGCTGATCGAGGAATCCGATCATCCCCCCAACGAGATTGTCAGTCTCTAGGCGGGGGATCAACGCATTTGCAAGAGCCTTCTGTGCGAACATCATGCACGTAGGTTCCTTAGCAATTATGCGAGGCTTCTTCATCGTCTTAGGCACAGCGAGCACCCCTACTGGGCGCTCCTGGCCGGGTTCGAGGAA